CTTTAATTAGAAAAACACTTAACTATTATGATGTAGGAAAAGTATTGATTTGTGTACCAGTGTCATCAGCAATAACTAATGAAGGTGTAACAAATGAAGGAGGTGCAGTTTCTAATGCTTCAAATGTTAAATTGAATCCATTGAAATCTCCCATATTAGCTCCTACTGTAAAGTTACCTGTAGTAAGCTCTGCTCCATTCACCTTACCAACCATTAAATAGTTATCATCTGCATCAACCACCACAATGTGTGGTCTACCAACAGCTAACAACTTAATTTCTTCACTTGTAGCTCTATCATAATATTGTAGTTGTAGTGTTAATGTCTGAGTGTAGAAAGTTGTACCATTTTCTCTTGATGAAGTAACAACAGTATCTAAGTTAGTAGTTCCTCTTACATCATATTTGTAAAATGTAGGACTACCATCATATGAAGTAATCTCACCTGCAACTTCAGTGATATTTCCTAAAGTTCCAAAGTCTGCAAAAAAAACTTGTTTTATAGATCCTGATTTATTTCTACAAGGTACAATTCTACCTTTTGTTAATTGACAACTCATATATTTATTTATTTTTTAGTATTAGGAGGCTTTTACACCTCCTTTATACTTGATTATTAACTCTAACTAACTGATTATCAGTTTATTATGTATAGAATACAATTTCTTGTGGAACTCCATATTGGATTCCATATGCAAATCTAGAAACAAATCTAGCATTTTGATCACCTAATGTGTCTGCTGTATCAATTACTTTTACAGTGTTCATATCATCTACAAGATTTGTACCAAAGTACAGATTTGAGCTTTGTGCTAATGCAGCAGTGTTAGCAGATAAACCATTTGCTAAGAATAAAGGTATACCATCAAATGTTAATGGTGTATTTTTATCATACCACATGTTTACTCTGTTTTCATAACCACCACCTTGTGCAGCTAATGCTCTTACATATGCTTTCATAATACCTCTATCAACATATAAAGTAAGATCATCCTTACCATAAATTGTGTTTGGTGCAGCATCTAAAATTTTACCTAACTCAGTGATAACATTTGCAGCAGTAACAGTTGTACCTGTAACATCAACAATATCACCATCAGCAGCCCATAATGTTTCAAATCCATCAATCTGCCCTGCAGTTCCTGTTGCTCCCTGCCATAGTGAATTTTCCACACTTGCAGAAATTTGGTCAGCAAAGTGTCCTACAATAAAGTCTCCAAAAGTTCTTGGCATATTTTTAAATGTTGAAGCACCTAGCTCTGCTGATTCCCATGAATCTACAAACTGCTTAGTACAGAATTTAATGTTTACTTGGAACTCTTCTAATGTAATTACTCTTTCAGTAATTGCTGCAGTTCCTGCATCTGTGAAATCACAAGTAGCATTAGCAATAATGTTTGCCACATCTACTTTTTGAATTACACTTTTATATTTTACATTAGGCATGATAGTTACACCACCATTTGCTAATGTAGTCCCCTCTAAGAGACTGGCAGCTATAAATTTCTGTGCTGAGGCACCTGAATAGCTAGTTGTTATAGTTGGTTTACTCATTTTTTATTTATTTTAATAATTATTAACTTAATTTTCTCATGATTCTATCTAGAGATGTCTCAGCTCTTTGAGATGCAATGTGATAGAAATCTTTTTCCTTTTTGTTTTCAGGACTATGCTTCAATGGAGCAGCATCAGGTGTTTCTGATAACTTAGTTTCCATCTCTGTAATCTCTTCTTCCTTTTTATTTAATACTTCACTAAGATTTACTTTAATTTCTTCAATCATAGTTTTCAGTTCATTGACTTCATCTTTAGTTGCAAAGTCATTTGCTAAATCTTCAGGCTTAGATTCTTGAGACTTCATCTCTTCCTCTGATGTTGCTTCTTCTTCCTCAGCCTTAGCCTCAGAAATACTTGCAATCATACCTTCTTCTTCAACAGCAACAACTCTACCATCTTCTAAAGTATATTCACCCACAGGCATTGGTACTCTATCATCTTCTGTAACAATAAACACCTCTTTTCCTGCAGCAAACTCTTCAGCTTCAATGACTGTCCCATTTTCTAAGTTCATAGTAGCTAATGCAATTTCTTCTGCTTTAACCTCTACATTACTTACTTCTTCTTTGGATAGCTCCATGCCTAATAAATTTTTAATTTTACTTATTGTATC